GTACTCGAAACTCGGTACAGCCCGATAATGCGGGAATTGCGGCAATCAAGGCTAAGACGGACAACATACCTGCGGTACCAGCCTCTGAGTCCACGGCTCAGGCGGCAGTGGATGCAGCCAAGTTGGCGGCTGCACTTAGTGCGTAGAAGAGCCCGGCGACTGTTGATATTCTTGACGCTGTGAAGAGCATTATCTTAGGTGCCATGAGTATTGATAACGACACGTTCCGCTGGGTTGTAGGTGGCCTCATAGGCATTATTAGCTCTATTGGAGGCTTCTGGCTTTCTCACTTAACGGCCCGAGTCGATGGCATTACAGAAGATATTTCAGAGCGCAGTCAGCGCATAAGCGTACTTGAGGCCAATGTCGATGGTGTAAACAAACGCCTAGACAGGATAGAGCTTAAAATTGACTACCTGATACAGGGTGGGACGAATAAGAAATGACCGACTTCGACAAGACAAAAAAGATGATACTTGTCGACGAGGGCCTTCGGCTAAAGCCTTATAAGTGCACTGCTGGGAAAACGACGATTGGTTACGGGCGCAATCTCGACGATGTTGGTATCTCCGAGCGAATAGCTGAGGAGCTTCTTAAGGAAGATATCGAGACGGCACGGAAGACCTGCGAAAAGATATTCGGAGAGCTCTTCTTCGCATGGTCCGAGAATCGCCAGCTTGGCTGGATTAACCTTGCGTTTAACTTAGGACGCACACGACTTCTAAAATTCAAGAATACAATCAGAGCAGCTCAGATCGAAGACTGGTTCGAGGTCGAAACTGGGCTACGGCAATCCCTCTGGTTCAAGCAGGTCAAGGGCCGAGCAGAACGAGTAATTGGGATGATATGCCATGAAAAATTTCCTTATTCTTAGTCTCAGTCTTCTTATCCCCTTTGTCGCTTTTGCGGAGCCTATAGACGGCGCAAGCTACATTGGAATGTGCAATCCAAAGTTCCCATGCGACAAGGGCTTAAAGGCGCTTGAGCAAGAGGATATAAGGGCCGTTGGCTACCTGGCCGACGCATTCGGCCATCAGTGCAGCTGCGTTAAGCAGTTTGTCGAGACCCCTGGCCCAAAGTATGTCCGAGTGCATTTGGCGAATGGGACCTGTTTCCCCGAACGGGGAAGAAGGTGTGGCAAGTATGACGTGTTCTTTAAAGAGAGTCAGAAGTCGGCCCAGAGGAAGCTAGAGCGTAAAGATAGGGCTCTCTTGCGGCGGTACAGAGCCAGCATCATGAGAACTAAGGCGCTCCTCGGAGAGCAGCGAGACGATCTGACTCTTAGATACTCTTTGTGCCTTGAGTGTAAGTTGTCGAATAAGGCCCGAAGGGTGCTGTTATCCGAGGCGTTAAAGCATTTCCCACAGGATGCGATTGTCGATTCCCCTATTCGATATAAGTGCTTGCCAGGCCTTATATGCGAAAAGCATGGGGATTCCATGACTTATGCAAAGGGCCAGCGGTGCATAAGCGACCTTGATGGAATCACGCTTTTTGAGGCTGATATCGAGAGGTTGAAGAAGAGGTCCAGACAGTGCGAAGCTGTATTCTATTGGACGTATGGCTTTAACCTTCTCCCCTATGGGTATAGCGGAAGGTTTATTGTGCCATACGCCCGGAAGGACCAACCAGACAAATGGGAATTTGAAGGTCTTGAGGCATGGCTCGCTTGGGAATAATAGCCTGCCTGCTTTTGTCTGGATGTTCTAATATAGACATAGAGGTGTGGAACGCTCCGCAAGTGGAGTGCCCTGATACCGAGTACGATAACGGAGGCTCTTTCAAGCCTCGGTTCGGACTTTGCAAAGATGGTGTCGGAGCTCTCATCTCATATAAGAGGAACCTATGAACAGAATACTGATTTACATCTTTTCCCAAACGAAGTTTGGAAAGTTCATTGATGGTAAGAAAACCGTCATTGGGGCGCTGCTTGTAATCGTCGCAGCTGGCCTCCAGGCCCTCGAGCAAATAGCTCCTATGTTCCCACAGTATCCTTGGATTGCAGATGCTTCTAAAGGCATCAGAGAGGCTATAAAGTCCGCTGAGCCAGTGCTTGAAGCCCTCGGTCTTAGCTTCCTCACTCTTGGCGTACTGCATAAAGGTGCAAAGGCGAAGTTACCTCCTAGCGAGTAACTGCGTTTGACACTTTTTTGTTGCCACTGAATATGTTTTCCATGAATCTTATAGAGAAGGCAAAGCCGCTCGTGTCGGCTTTTTGCCGTTTTTTATACGGAGGTATCATGAGAAAGGTAACCACGCTCCTTGGGAAAGTCGTCGTTGGAATGGCCATCTGCGTATTGGTCACGACGGGCCTAAAGATTGCGCTCAACTTTACTGTCGCCAAGGCGTTGCAGGCAAAAGAGAAGGTGCTTGAGGTGCTTCCGAAGAAGGAAGTAGCTCAAAAGCCTCTTGGGCTTGATGAGTCGATCGTAAAGGCGTCGAAGGTGACTGGGATAGACCCGCTCATTCTCCACGTTATCTCTGATAAGGAGAGCGCTGGCGGAAACCAAAGAGCTCTCTATCGCTTCGAGCCGCATCTCTTTTCACGGCTTCGTGGAGACAAGAACTATCGAGAGTTAAGTGATAGCGAGGTCAGGATGCTTGCCAGCTCTCACGGAGTCTTCCATATCCTTGGCCTTACAGCCGAGAGGGAGTGTGGACTTCACTTCTCAAAGCTCTACGACACAGAGAAGAGCGCCATGTGCGCCGCACGGATTGTTAAGCGTATTGACGATAGCGTTAAGGCTAAGGCTACGGAGCACCGCCTAAAAGAAATCTTCAGGCAGTATAACGGCCAGGGGCCTGCTGCAGAAAATTACGCAAAAGATGCTATGGTAAGGATGGCTGCTATTCTCTATCAGAGAACAAACGGCTAGTCTTCATCATGTAGGTTTTTTGAGGCGAACGTCCCACAGACTTCGCCTCTTTTTTTATCTACTGCCCGAGCTGCCTTGTCCTCGCAGTCCCACAAGCCGCAGTAGTAGTGTCGCCCCTCAAATAAGAAAGCAGCCTTCCACTTTCCAGACTTCTTATTGAAGCTCACGCCCTTATACTTAGACGAGCCTCCACGGCTCGCTGTGTTCTGTTGGTTCTGAGAGTTTGTGCAGATACGCAGATTGCACCGCCTGTTATCGAGGGGGTCTCCGTTGATATGGTCTACATACATATCGTGCGGAACATCGATAATCAGGCGATGCATTCTTACGTTGGAAACTGCATAGCCGATTGGCTTGTTATGCATCTTGAGCAAATGCCACTTGAACCTTGAGACAAGCTCAAAGTCTTCGTCATCAACTATTGCAAACTGTCCGTTCGCTAGTGGCACCTTCTTCGCCATGAGGCTGAACATAGCGATTTAGAATAAAGGCACAACCAGAACGTAAAATCTTACCTTCTTCTAACAGCTCTTTCACCACATGCGTGGCGTCGTCGGCATCGAGCCCTTGCGAAAAGAGAGCGTGGTACATGCCACCTTCGCTGATTGCTTCCATGCCGCACATCTTCATAGCAATGATTACGTTTGCCTTTGCATTATTCATAGTGCCTCCTAATTTACACACGATTAAAAAAGTAACTGCCGTCCGTAGACCGCATATCGGCTCTTTCTATCACGAGCTGAAGGCCGATACTCAGCAATTATTTCAAATTCTGGAAATTCATTCTTAAAGTCCGGGGAGCCAATGTGCTTTACGCCGATTACAAACTCCCAGCCCCAGTTATCTGCTGTGAGCTCATTGATTACATCCCATCGCGCTCGATTGAAGTAATGCGTGGCTGCGAGGGGCTTTTGTCTTTTCATATACAAAAGTGCCCAGCCTTTTTCGTGTTGTGGGAGGCTGGGCAAAACCACGTTTTCTTAGGAGGCAATCCATAAGAAATCTGTTTCCCATCTCACAATCAGGCTGACGGCCTATGGTCTACTTGTGAGATAGTGTATGTATACCTTATATGATGACACATGGAGATCAAGGTGTCTAATAGGATTCTCGACATCGCCGCCCTCGACAAACTCTCTACGGTGATAGGCATTGCAAAAGAATATAGTTTGGCAGTCTCATTGGATTTCTTAGGAAACCTTTGGATTATGCAGATGTTCGATAGCCAAGAGCGCCTGGTCATTTCTGCAAACGCTCCAACTGCGACTGAGGTGGTTAACAAGGTCCACGAGGATTGGCTGAAGAGGACTGCTCCCAAACTATGAGAGAGCGACGGGCAGTCGAGCGTGTGAGCCTTCCTCCGGTCCCTGCAGAGATGCTGGACCTTCAAAGCGGTAGTGAGTATGCCTGCGTAAAGCTCCTCGAAAAATATACGAACTGGAAAGGAATAGACGGCGCTACGTGCCAAATAAAAGTTGGGCGAACGACCTTTGACTTCCGAGTAGAGGATACGTTCATTGAGTTTCATCCAATCTCACTCAAACGAGAGTTTATAACTGATGGGATGCGCCATATATCGTCGGCGATGCACAGTTTGCCGAAGGCAAAAAAGATCGAAATATTAAAGGCCGTTGCAGAGGAGCTCGAGGCTCAATACGCCAAGCGCCGAGGGCAGGTCCTATCGGCGCATCCAACCTATGGAAAGATGCCGCTCATCTGCGTACATACGCCAGAGGAGTTTATACGCAAGGTCATCTGTCGCTTCATGACAGCGAAGAGCAAGAACGTGGAGCGTATGCGGCAGGAGTTCAATAAGTTCCGAAAGGAGTTTATTGCTCTTCGTCAAAGATAAAGCGGAGGTGGTCGAGCACCCACTGTAGGCCGTCATCCTGGCCCATAGAGAACGCATCTCCTCGCTGGCCTTTTAGCTTGTCCTGGATGAAATCCTCTATCTCTTTCTTAAGCGCAAGCGTCCCATGCTCGAATGACTTTTTATCGTGCTTAGAGCGAAAGCCGTATTTGTCGTAGAGAGCTCGTGCGCCTCGATTCATTGCATTCATGGTGCCTCCAAATAAGTCGGGGGCAGCGAGTCTTCACTCCCGCTACCCCCTAAGAAGTTAATCCCTGCATGGATATTATTCTTTAGTCCTGCTCGTCACAAGATCCCCAACATAGTCCTGCACTCCTTTTTGTGCCATCAGGCTGTATTCGCACTGATAGCCCCCAAGCGAACAGGTAACCGTAAACATCATCTTCTCCACTGCGGTCATGAGGATGATGAAGAGAATCGGATAGCCGACAAGCCGTGCGGTTTGTGAGTACCACTTCATAAACTCTTTCATGGCTATTTCTCCGAGCTAGTCAGTTTCTGGAAAAGGCCCGTGCGGCGTGTGCGCTGACTCTCCTGCTCCTTGCGGTGCTTCCAGTGGGCGGAGTCGCCCATGGCGTCCTGGGTCTTCCCGTTGGCCACAAAGCCGTTTAAGCCGTCCATAAGCGCCTCTACGCCTTCAGCGTCTCCAGCCAGTACTACAGAGCCACGTTGGAAAGGAGACGGCGCAAGGCTCATGCAGCCAGTCATAGCGATTGTGGTTGTAAGGAAAAGAATTATTCTCATAGTGCCTCCTAAGCATGTTGTTCACGTCAACATCACTGGAGAACTATGACGCACTCCAGACAGAGAAGGTTTCGGAGAATATCGGGAAAAGCTTAAGAGTCTTTTTGCTCTTTTCGCATCTTGGTGTCTAAGTCGAGTTCGCTCATGGCTTTTTCGGTGTCCAGTAACGCTGTTTCGAGATTCTTAGACTTTGCCATCACAGCGGCAAACACCGTTGCTTTCCCGAGCATATACAGGTTGTACTTGATGAGATGCCCGAGGATGAGAAGCTCCGAGAGCTGGTCAGGACTCTCGGAGGAAGATTTTAATTTCTTCTTAGCTGCCATAAGGACTACTTCTTCTTTGAAGCTTTCTTTGTAGTCTTCTTCTTAGCTGCAGCCTTCTTCATGGTCTTCTTAGCGTATGCCATTTTATTAAATCCTTCACAAATACCTATCCCACTCGAAACTCCGAGGAGGAACAGTACGATTAACATAACAATAGATACTTCAGTCATCTAAAATATCCGAGACAGATTTAGCACTCCAGAATTTACAGCTCCACCACTTTGCTTTCCACTTGGGGCCTGGGTCATCGCAGTTATGCCTAGCTCTGAAGTTCTTTCTGCGCTCTGGGTCATCTCTTTTGATTTCCATATCTGGATCGCCAAAGTTAACCCGAACGACATTACCTTTATCATTCTTGACGTATACCGCAAACTTTTTTGGTCCGTCAGGAGTTCTGAACGGCTTATTGAGCGTTACTTTCTTTCCGTCTCGAGTCTCAGCCATGACTATTCCTCTGGAAGCTTTGGTGCTGGAGCCCAATGCGTTACATCGTCCTTGGTGAACTGGAGGACTCCGTCGCCGTTCTTTCTAAAGTATGCGAAGCCAAGGTACTGAGCTCCTCCAAACTTCTGCACAACGAGGTAGAGAGCCTCTTCCTCGGTCGGTAAACCATCGACTACTCTTTTCCAGAAGGACTCTTTAGGAGTAGCTGTCTTCTGGTTCTTCTGATAGGGGAATACTGTGGTCATCTGCGATCTCCTTTAATCGTCTTGAGCGTTCGTGAACAAACGTGCTGAAGGCATCCAACATCTCCTTCTTGCCAAACAATATGAGCTTACAAGCCTCGGAGGAGGTAACGAAGCCCTCTTCCTGCTGTAGTTCTATACGGGCAATCTGCAGGTCTATAAACTCCCAGATATCCTGAGAGTTAACGTACTCGTGTTCAGTCCAGCTCCTACTCATTGAAGCAGTGTACTCCGTTATTGTCCCAATCGAGAACCTCTACTTGTAGCACGTCGGGCTGTTCTAAGAGCTCCTCGGCAAGCTCCTGCAAGCTGTGCGTATCCTGCAGGCGCATGGCAAGCATCTGAATGTCAGTGAAACCTACGGGCTCGTAGGGCAATGCCCGCCAGACTCTGACCTTATATCTGGGAGTAGAGAAACTTAGGATGCTAACTGTTGCCATCGAATCCACTCGGTACGTTCGTTATCTTTGTTCTGTGAACTACTGACCCACGCCGCATGACTATACGAGCAGATATACGCCCTTTGCCGACTCGCACAAGAGCCGGATGAGGCCGCCTGTAGTGTGGGGAGTACTCTATCTCTGCGCCTACGTTCCAGCCGTTCTTGCCACGGTTCTTAGCCATTTCGACCATCTGCGCCCTTCGCTCCTCATCGGCTTGAGACCATTCCTTCTCGTGCTTCTTGAGGATGTCTGGCGTAATGATGTCAGAATCCTGGCTTATAAGAGCAAGACAAGCGCATAGTTTGATTATGTTCTCGGCAATCTCAACGGGCACTTGGACTCCCTCGTCCGCCGTCCGGTGTTTTGTAAAGAGCTTAGAGGCCTCTTCGATTGTCATATCGTCCCTTAGCGGGAAGAAGCGAAATGAATATATGGGCTCATTCATCTCAGAGACCTCTCCGATGTCGAAGCAGATGCAGATGCCATCGATAAGCTCTTCGCTTCCAACCTCTCTTGGCATCTTCTGAATGCCAAAGAATACCGTGCGGACGTGGTTATCCCCCCAGGCGAATGGCCCTTCGCTCTGCTCTTTAGGTAGCCGCACCTCAATAGGCTCAACCTCCACTCCCCTCAACGCCGAGCATGGGATATCGAGCTTTAGCTTCATGAGCATCGGCAAGATTGCCGGGTAGCAGTTGTAGTAGGGGCGGTCTTTTGCAATCCACTTCTTTTCCAGAAGAACTCTGCGGTACATAAACGGAGAGTCGTAAGCTTCGGACATCTCCTCTTGAAGCTCCCACCACTGCTCTCGGCTCTCAAAGTGAGCCTGAAGATTGAACTGCTTAAGGAAACTCCACGAGTCTGTGTATTTGTAAAATTCCATGTAACTACCTCCTAAAGAATGCGATGGCTAAAAGAACCTCGAACACGAATGCGAGGAGCAAAAGCATAACAGTCGTCATATTAGAGCCTCCTAAAAAAGTTGACACTGCATCTATACACTGGCATAGTTGACACAATGTATCAACTAAATACAGGGGGCAAGAGTGAAAATACTTAGCGCTACGGACATGCAATATCTCATGGAATACCAGGGGGTTCAGTTCGTCGCCGAAAGGACTGAGGTGGGCGTTGAGGTGAGTGGCGGATTCGACAATCTGGCTGCCGAGACGAACACTCATCCTGAAGACCTCTTTGACCTCATAATGGAAACGATATTTAAAAAGGAGGCTATATGCCAAAGATAGGAGTTGCGAAGTGTCTGAACGAGAAGAAGCACCAAGAGGGAATCGAGGAGCTCCTTGACGTAATCGCTAAGAAGGGCGGCAAACGCCGTGGCGATGTGGTCATTGCATACGAAGAGGATATCTCTGTCTATGCTGTCCGCATGTGGCTCACACGTCCAATTCCATCGAAGCACTGGAAGACTTTGGCACGGCTCTCAGGCCTCTCCCTCAGTCGTATTGAGGCCATCGCTCGAGAGCACTTTGATATGGCCGCTACGCCTGAGTAGGCCTTAGAGATCGTCAGGGAACTGAGCAGCGAGGTTCTCGCTGAGCCTCCTGGCGATCTCAGGGCAAACCTGCTTGGCTGGGCAGAACCAACACCAGCCACCTTCCTTATACACAGGCGTCTTTGCCTTCCCTGCCATCCACAGAGCCTGCTCGGCACCAAGCGTAAGCTTCAGGCCCCAAGCGTCTAAGTCGTCCTTAGAGAATATAACAGACGTAGAAGCGGCTTCGATACGTGGCTGCACAATACGAACCTTGACCTGCTCCAGTTTCTTTTTCGAGCACGAGCGAAGGGCAACGGCATAATAAGCCAACTGGGGGTTATTCTCGGTCTTTACCTTCTTTCCTCTGCCATACTTCAGGTCAACGATGACGCCAGTGCTCTTCCCGTTAACCATCCCTGTGGCGATAAAGTCAGCGGTGCCGAACATCTTCATGTCCTCGTTAAACGTAAGGCGCTGCTCAATGCGAATGGTCGGCGTGTTGTCGAACGCCATCGCTTCCTCAACACACGCATGGACGTACTGCATCACAAAGTCGAACATCTCCTCTTTCCCGTTCCGGCACTCGGATAGGAAGTCATCCTTAAGATCGTAGTTGTTCTTTAGCCAGTGAGCCAGAATGAGCTCAGAGAGCTCGTGCGCCTCGGTACCTTCAAGCGCATAGGGGCTTGTAGGAGGCTCTGGGACGGTCATGGAGAGCCCAACGGAGCCAGGGCACTCTAGCCATCGCTCTGCAGAGCTTGCAGAGCAGAGAGCGTGTTTACGAGCGCTGTGGTTAATTTCTTCTGCCATATCTAATCTCCGGGAGTGGCATCCACGCCACAATGCGATCTTCTAGTCCTGTGTGAATCGTGTCGTCGAGATCCCACCCTCTCCCTTTGATGAAGAATCCAACGATAGGCTCGTAAGGCTCAACAGCAACAATGTAGTTCCCCGTCACGGGAGGCTCCTGCTCGACAAGCAGCCAGCCTTCGTACCTTATGCTTTGTTCTCTGCTTTTGCTTTGGTGCATAGGTAGGTGACGTAAAGGTACTGTAGGTAGTCGCTCGTGCCTACTTCTGGCTTGGCAGCCTTGTAGCCAGCGAGGAAGGCCTGTCGTGTCGCAAGAGTCATATTGTCCTCACGGTAATGACCCCACCATTCTTGCGTGTATTCGTCTGCTAGTTCTTCAGGTGTCTTAGTCATTTCCAACCTCCCGCAGCTCTGCCTTGAGCATTGCAATCTCTTCTCTTAACTTTGCAATCTCTTCGTCTCTTGAGTGATAGCCAGCTATAAATGTATCTCTAATACGCATTGGCATAAGATAGGAGGCATGACTGCGTATCCAGTCCTCTACTAATTCTTCAGGTGTCTTAGTCATTTCCTATCTCCCTTACCTGCTCTCGCTTTGCCAACTCGTAGCCAAACTTAACGCCGTCAAGAAACACTCTCTCTACCAAGCTGTCAGTTATCCCAACCTCTCTAAGTAGTTGCTCGTGATACTCTTCGGAGATGTATAGCCTTACCTGTTCTTCGATGGTCTTCATCTTTTCTCCATGAGCCAAATAGCCACACTCGCCACGCAATACCCGCCAAAGATGAAGCAGAAGAGAGCAAATAATAAGATGAGTAGTAAATCTTCCATACCTACCTCCACCGCAGATTCATTATCTCGGCAATCCTATAAAGCCCATCACGAATGCCAGAGCCGATTGATGCGAGGCCAAACACTACGGCCAATGCGAGCACTAGATCGTTCATGGCAACTCCTCTGGCATCTCTGCCCAGTGGGTGACGCTGACAAACCCTTCTCGCACTTGCAGCCACTCGCCATTGATGAATTGAGAGCTTCCGATGGTGCGAAAACTTCCGAGGTTATCAATCAGCACGACGAACCACTTGCGGCTCTCACTTTCCGGCAATCTGTCGGTCACGCTCGTCCACTCAAGCACGGTGGTCTTCTTTTGCATCTGCTTGGCGAAGAGATACTTGAGAGCATCGAGAGTGTGTGTGTCGTTCTTGACTCTCTTTGCATACCGATAGCCTACGAGGTCTACTACCTTGCTCATGCCAGCTCCTTCTTCATTGCGTCTTTTGCGTCAGTCCAGCCGAGCTCGTAAATGTGCTTCACAATCTCATAGGGCACTTCGATAAAGTCGTACATCCCTTCGATGTAGCTTTCGAACTCAAGTGTCCCCTCATGGCTTGTCGCCGACAGCCTTCTGTGTGGCTTTAGGAACCTTATCGTGCTCTTACACGGGAACCTGCTATCCATTGCCTCCAACACGTTCTTCATACTTACTTATGCCTCCCAAATCCTTTCATTACATCTTCCATTATACTTCTCGTTCTCTCATCGCCCAGCTGCCCACGCACATTAAACGTGAGTGACTGCACTGCGTTTTGAAGTCTCATTATTTTCATCTGCGCCACGTTCATGTACTGCTCGAGAGCTTCGACACGCTCCTCGAGGGAGACCTCTGGTTCGCTTTGGCCAACCTCTCGTTTATCCACCTCGCACTCAGTGCGGCTAAAGTGATACGCATTGGCATATCGCTCCCCAAGATACTCTATCTCCGAATCGGCTTTCTCATGGCTTGAAAAAACTCCCACAACAAAAGGATTGGCTCCCTTTATCTGCTTATCATGCGCTCTGACTACTATTACTTTCATTGCTCTACCTCGTCTAAATATATTCCCCACTCGGCAAACTCTGGGTCGACTGGAGATATCTCATCCAGCTTTATTGTGTCGCCGCACTCCATCTTATGTTTGCCTATCAGATACGCTCGGTTGCAATCGCAGCCGTAGTTCCCGTCGCTCCACGTAAACTCTCGCCACTCAGTGAGGTAGAAAGAGCCTTCCGTGCCTTCTGGGTCAACGTATGTGAACGGCTTGCCTTCATACACTCCTCGAAAGACCGCCCGCGCCCTTTTCATTGAGCTATCAACCACACAAACATCAGCACTGGCATGAACACCGAGAAGCCGAAGAAGAAGAGAAGAATCGCTACATCCTTCATCTCTGTGTACTCTTGTTTATTTAAGGACATAAAAGACTCCTCTGAACTTGTAGATAGTTGCGGTGTTGGTGCTCATGACTCGCTCTCCGAGCACTCGTATGATGATTGCCTTCCACCACGACACGGTTACTCTGCTTCCGTTAGAAAGCTCGTAGTAACTTCTAGGCTTTCTTCTCTTTGAGAAGGACCACTCCGTTCTCGCCATAAATCCTCTCGACATTACACGCTGGATTAGTACATACGAAATGGTCCCCCATTGGTTCCATTGAGAGGCCGATGTAAAGAACGGTGCCAGCCACCTTGGTTACGCTCACCCACTGACATCGTGGGCATCGCATAACGTACTTGTCACTAACTGCGCTGGAATCTGAAACCATCTGCAACTTCCTGCTTCTCTTGCGCCTTTGCGGCGAAAGAGAAAATTTTCGTACGGAACTCTTCAACTCCGATGTTTGTGAACCCTTCGACAATCCGAGAGAATGACAGAGCATAATCACGCTCATATTCTTCCCCGAAGTTTCCAGATATCCATTCCATAGCACTATGTCTATCTCGTTCAGGAACGCCTGGAGTAATTATGTCGAGCACCGCACGTTGGAGAACCGCAATCCCGAGAGCACTCTCGGGAGATGTCCCAGGATGCGGCTCAAACCATTCGCACTGCGTGACTTGCTTTTGCATTGGGGCCAGCATCCGACGGTATTTAGCCATCGTTGCGGCCTTCTTCATCTTGTACAGCACGAATGGTTTCTTTTGCATTAGAAGTTATCCTCGATGCTTACTGGTTCGCCAACCGCAAGAGCCTCAAAAACGTCTTCAGCGCTTACTCCGCCGCCGCCAAATCGTTCGCCATCCTTCACCTTCTGCACGGCGTTCAAATACATTGTTACGCCCCAGCCCGTTGGGATCTGGTAGCTTGCAGGTGTTATGTTGATGCGACCATAGCATCCACCGTAGAGAGCGTCTTTCGACTCAATTGGTGTGCGTGAAGCATCTACTACTACTGGACGCTTGGCGCTCTTGGCACGAATGATCCAGTGCCCGTATGCTGGGTCACTTGGGTCTTTCTCGTCGCCATCCTTGATTGGTGGGTGCTTAAGCTTTTCGAGCGAAACGAACTTTGCTCCGAACGCTTTGCGAGCGACCGTCTCAAGGTTCTTGCGAAGAGCTGAGATGTCCTCTGTCTTAGGAATGTAGAGAGTAATCTCATACTTTCCTTCCTTTCCTGCTTCAAGAGACTTTGCCTTCTCGAAAACATACGGGAAAGATACACGTCCTGTTGGAGTAGTCATCTTTTCGCCAAATTCACTTGCCATACTATTCTTCCTTCTTTTGTTCGACCGCATCGGCGCTCTGGAGCGAATTCTCCACTTCGCCTACTCGATCATCTAATTCTCTAAACTGAAACTTCTCTTCAGGCCAACGCTTGAAGTCAAAGTGCCGTTCCAAATATCCCTCCATCGCCGTACGGCGCTTAATGGGAATCGTCATGTAGAAACCTGGCTTACTTTTCTTGGTAAAGAAGATGCGCTGACCGCTAAGAAGACCTGCGACGATGTATGCGCCAAGCGGCACATCCTTCTCGCACGTCCCTGATAATCGCCTCCAATACCCATACATGTATTCCAAGTATGCGCTACACACGAAGTTTTCCGCTTTCGGCTTAAAGCGATCGCAATGCAATGCTTTGAAGAACAAGTATGCCGAGTCAATCTCATCGTCGAGAGCGAATGCTAACATCCACTTCGCATATTCGATTCCTCGCATCCTCTGTTGCTCCGGGAGCTGCCTGAAAACATCCAACCCAACTCCGTACGCATGAAGCAGTGCGAAACGTGACACGACATCGACAATTTTACTTGCCGATATACCAACGTCCGTTTGGGGTTTGCCGCTCGATCGTTTTCTCATGTTGCGCCTAATGCTTTTTCAATTTGACGTTGTTTTCTTTGCACGACCTTCAAGACCTTTTCGTCCAGACTGTCAGCGGCTACAAGATACTTCACCCGACAAATTTCATTCTGCGTAACACGAAAGATTCTCCCTTCCGCCTGTTCGTTGGTCGAGGGAACCCAATCATATTCAGCCATAAACAGAGTGTGCGCTTTTGTGAGCGTTAGCCCTGTATTTGCTGCTTTCAACGAAGCGACAAACACCTTCGCCTTTCCGCTTTGGAAAGTATCAACATTCTGCTGTCTTTCTGTTGGATGTGTCAACCCGTTAATTCCAACTGCATCAGAAATATTTTCCATGAGATGCTGATAGAGCTCTCGGTGGTGCACGAAAACCACTAATTGCTCAACTTCTTCAAGCGCATCTTTGATAGCTTCGACAATCATTGGAGCTTTGAGCATCGCAAGTTTTCTTCGAACCGTTGTTATATGTTCGCTCTCGAGCGGCACTCCGTTCTCCACTGCTTCGACAATCGCATCGACGTCGATGCCCTCTTCAGCGGAAAACACATCGAGCTCTGAGAGGCGAATGTAGACATTCTGCCGCACAAGCCCAGGGAGCTCTCCGAGCACTTCTGCTTTTGTGCGGCGCACCATGAATGGGCGGGAGAACTCTTTGAGCTCCGTGAGATTCTTTGAGTGTGGATAGCTCACGCCCCATCTTGTGCGCTCTTCAACGCAGTAGCGATTCTTGAATGCCTCCCAGCTGCCAAAGTGTTCACGGCAGCATCGAGAGAAAGAGGTATATGCCTCCACTGCTCTTCCATTTGGTAACGGTGTTCCAGTCATGAGTAGTCGATACGTGCAACGAGACCACAGAGGCACCAGAACAATGCGAGCGGTTTGAGAGCTTGCAGACTTTAGAAGATGCGACTCATCGCACACGAGCAGATCGTAAGAGCGCTGGCAGAGCGCTTCATGTATTCTAACAGCAAGGTTGTACGACACGATGGTAACATCGGAACCATCGAGCTTTTCTGACGATGAGTTAACTACCTGGACTGTAAGAGGATAGCAGGACCATTTCTGAACCTCTCGCTTCCAGTTCTCTTTAAGACTTGCCGGACAAACTATGAGAGCGCTGCGGCCCTTTAGTCGATTGAGTAGCCCAATAGCTTGCGGAGTTTTTCCTGCACCCGGAGGGTCGCACAGCATCGCAGCCCTCTCATCACGCTCGGTGACGATGGAAAAAAGTTTCTCTATTCCCTCAAGCTGATATTTGTATAGCGACATGGGTATCTCCGTGGTATCAAAAGTTGACACGTTTGCAAAGGTGAAAAATGCCAAAGGGGCTTAAGCAGCACTTCAAGGAAAGGACTCCGAAGCTCGAGGAGCTTGGTCGTGGCGTTAAGGTGCCAGAGCTTCCACGCTCGTTCAGGAAGAAATTATGGAACGTCGTTAAAATTCGAACGGAGCTCAAACTATCTGAAGAGACTGAGCACTACATGAATATTTTGTGCCTTCACTTCGGAATCTCTCGCAACGATCTCATACTTCATGCCATCAATCTCCTATGGCAAGAGATCGCGGACTCAGTAGGGCTAGATCGTCTTAAGGATTACGAAGACAAACTGGAGGCAGTACGACTGTATCGCCTTGAAAAAAAAGAGTTCGTCGCTGAGCGAAAGAAGAACAACAAATTGGACTTCTATGCTCAGACAGACAAACGTGGTTTCCAAAGAACCGACGAAGTTGGGACTCTTTGGCGATATAACAAAAATAAACCAGTGCGTGATTACAAAAAAAAGACGAAGGTAGCTACGGTGCTTGTAGAGGCCGAAGACGAAGTCGGCAAAGAATAGTGTAGGGTGAGGCAAACCATGGACCAATTAAAAGAGCTACTCTTCGAGGTGGCAGAAAAATACGTCGCTCAAGGACTGCAGATAATCGCAGTTCATAGTGCAAAGTGTCAGAACTCCGTAAAGCGAGGGAAAGCTCCGACACAGTACGGATGGCAAAAGAAAAAGCAGACGTGGGAAGAGTTGTCCCGTGAACTCGAGCGAGTCTGGGCAAAAGAAGGTGGCTGTAACATTGGGCTTGTGACCGGAAAGGCATCAAGGCTTGTGTGCGTCGATATCGACGAGCCGGGTTGGTACGACGAGCACGAGATGCATCTCGGCAATCCAATAATCGAGCGAAGCCCAAGCGGCGGTATGCATCTGTACTATCGCTATCCGTCGTCTGTCACGGGAGATCTAAAGAGCCGTAGTAGTGCTGCAAGAATATTTAAGGGCGTCGACATCTTAGCCGACGGCGGCAACCAAGTAGTCACGTGGCCATCGGTGCATCAGAGCGGCGAGGGGATGTACACGTTCGACCGTGGCTTGGACCTCCTCGATGCTCTCGAAGAGGCAGATGAGCTCCCTCAGTGGATAGTTGACGAGATGACCTCCACTCCTCGCCCCGTAGAGAGGAAGAAAGAAGAAGACAAGCGTGGCGGAGACTTAGACCTTCACGCCGCACGACTCGCTCTGCGCTCATTCCCTCCGGCAATCGAAGGGGGAGGAGGAGACCTGCAAACTCTGAAGGCTGCTATGATGTGCCGAGACTACGGATTGTCTCAGCGACAGGTATTCGACCTGATGGGCGAGGAGTATAATCCTCGATGCAGCCCGCCATGGGGCACAAAAGAGTTGGCGGACAAAGTGAAGAATGCGTTCAAGTATGCCCAGCGAGGCCAAGGGAATATGTCGATAGAGCATGTGTTTGATGAGGAGCCAGTAGTGGTGGAAGAGAAACCTGTATTGGCGTACTCGAAAAAGCATGCGGTGCATAACGCTCGAGTGTTCATTGAGCGAATGAAGGGCACGGTCGATTGTTTCGATGGGCAATTTGTACATTATGACACAGAAAAGAAAATGTGGAGAGTTATCACGGATGGCACAATTGAAAGCCTTATCTTCCGTGACATGCCGCAAGAGGTTACCCAGACCATAAAAGCTTCGATGTTCTCCGATGTGCGAAAGATTGTGAAGATGGAGCTCTCGAAGCCACACGGAATACCTGACGTGTGCTGGCGTAAAGATGGTGTCGAGGGTACGGACTTCATCACGGTGAAGAACGGAATTCTCGATGTGTCGACGGGCGAGTTACTTCCGCATCAGAAGGAGTGGTTCTGTTTCCACTCTTTGCCCATGGTGTACGTTGAGAACGGAGAGTGCCCTGAGTTTCTTAAGTTCTTAGAGAACATCTGGGACGGAGACGCAGAGCTCATCGAGTCTCTTCGTTTGTGGATGGGGTACTGCCTTTTGACCTCTTGCAGCATGGAGAAGTTCGCAGTGTTCAAAGGGGCTTCGAGAGCCGGGAAGAGTACGCTCGCTTCGGTCATCGAGAACATCGTGGGCCGGGAGAACACGGCGTCGACCTCGCTCTCTCTTATCGGAAGCGACTTCGGACTTGAGAATCTCATGGGCCGAAAGCTGTGCGTGTTCCAGGATGCGGAGAGAGCCTCTTTAGACCGCATGGGCGTGGCTACTGAGCGCATCAAGTCGTTGGCGAGTAATGATCCGGTAGGGATAAATAGAAAGGGCCAAACCGTTGTGTTCCAACGGCTCGGCGTAAAGATAGCCTTTGTGTGTAACAAGCTGCCAAACTTTCTGAACGATGAGAATGCTCTGACTAATAGAATGGTGGTGTTTCCGTTCTGGAAGAGCTTCCTGGGGCAAGAGGACACGGGGCTGAAGGAGCGGTTGGCGCAGGAAACCCAGGGCATCTTCAACTGGGCGCTCGTAGGGGCCAGAAGGCTCATGCGAGGCGATAAGTTGTTCACAGCACGAAAGGGGTTAGAGGCCATACAGGAAATCACCGAACAGTTGGATAGCGTCCAAGGATATGTTTCGGAGTGCATAGAAGTCACTGATATGGATCATAGCTTCGTTACGGGCGATGACCTGTGGGCCTCGTACAAAGAGTGGTGCAAGGACTCAGGTCGCCATTCGAAGCATAAGCAGCGGTTCTTCCAGGAGATTTCGTCTCATCCAACGCTTGTGAAGAGGAAGGATCGACGGAGCAATCGACGAGGGTTTTCGGGCATTCGAGTCACGAATGACGTGTTTGCCTCAGTGGATGAGGACGGCGACTGCCCGTTCTAATTTCGTTGACATCATAAAGCCTCTTGGAGGATACTGAGTATGTGTGTTCTCTAGGAGGCTTTATGATTATCAGAACTGTGGGTCGTCTTCGGGGAGGGGTGTTGGTACTCCTTCTATCTCTAACGCATCTTCTTCTTTCAGGATGTCTCGCAGCTCTGCCGACCTCTCAGAGCTCAGGGAGATATTCTGTACCAGTATATTATTATCCCTCACGAGTGTCGCCCTCACGGGTATACTATCCGGGTTACTATTCAGGCCGACAAACTGCTGCTTGCGAACGTCATCATCGAATTCCTCGGGCTTCATCGCCTTCAAGAGGAACATCAAGAGGACGTCGCTTTTAGCCTGCGCTCTCATGAATGCGGCCTTGCGGAGCTCTTCGACCCAGTGCTCCTCGGCAATCTTTAGGGCCTTCTTGAACTCTTGGTCTTCTGTTTTCCAGCGTTCTAAAGAGCTGCGAGAGACGCCAGAGGAGCGCAGGGCGCTTTTAGTTATCCCGCCGTTTGTCGTGTAGGCGTCGATGAATTTTTGCTGCTCTGTGGACAGCGGAGAGGTCTTCTCGACGGAAGAGGAGAATGGCTCTTCTACGCCCAAGAGTTGGTTAATGTACTTCTCGGTCGCCTTCTTGCTCATAGTCGATACATCTTTCGAAGCTTGTGTCTTTGGTCTTCAATGGTGAGGCGAAGAGCCTCTTTTTCCGTAAGAGTTATACGAGGGCATTCGAGCACATCCGGGAAGAAGTTACGTGCCATGGCGTTAGGCCCATAGATGGCCGAGGTGACAATCCGTGGGGACTCTGAAGAGATCTCAAGGCCAGAGGGGGCGGTGGTTCTCTTAGCCGTCTGCCAAGCTGAAGGGCCTTTCTGCCGCTTCTGTCTCTCAGGTCGGTAAATCACCTTTACCCTCTTATGGGTTCCTGGCTTTATGCGGCCTCGGAGCTCTCTCCAGCGCTTTTTGGAGAACAGGCGGCGCAGGAGGTCGAGGAGGCTTACGACCACCACCTTAAAGCCCTCATCGCACGGATAGCCCTTCTGGCGTCCAGGCTTCCTCTGGAGACAGCGGGTGCAGTTGACGCACTGGTCTAATTCCACCGTTCGTCCTCCCGAGACTCTAAGCGCTTCTTAGCCTCTATGGTCAGCGTGAGCGCCTTTGCTAACGCCACGATGGCCAAACCGTGAGCCCGTAGTTGCTTTGACAAATAGCAGAGGGCGAAAGTTGTGAAGAGGATATGGAGAACCAGCCCGACTATCACTTATCGACCCTCACTATAACGCTGTTTTTGCTAGGCTTTTTGTTCTCTAGGGACTTACGGATGGCTTCTTGGAACCACTCGGGTTCGTCGCTGAGGTGGGCGCAGATCCAGTAAAGACTCATGACCTCTCGGGAGTCCGAGAAGAGCCAAGCGGACGCCCAGTACCGAAGGTGCGGTCGGTCGTAGATGGGCACGGAGTAGTCGATGATGGCTCGCTGGATGACGGCTACCAAGAGACGCTTCTCGGGCAGTTGCGGCTCGCTGGGCTCGTCGTAGTCGATGTAGGGGCTCTTGGGCTCTTGGCTCATGGGACTTTTGGCCCTCCGGGGTGTGAATGACCGCTATCGATGTACGGGCTCTTGGGCTCTTGGCTCATGAAGCCTCCGCATAGTCTTTGAGCACCGTGAGGGCCTCTCGGAGGGAAAAGACCACTTCGGCTTTATAGCCCGCAGAACGAGCGTAGGCGAGAAATTCCCTCTGGGGTATAGAGAGGGTGCCCCCCTGTGCTTTGAATTCAATGAAGAGGCCGTGGAAGCCCTTAGAAGGGAAAGGGATGAATACGTCGGGGGTCCCAGAGAGGACGCCTTCCCTCCAGGCTCTGATTCTCTTGGACTTGGAGTCCAGGAAGCCGTTGGGGATGGCAAAGGCCCACTGCGCCCACGGGTGCTTGAGCCGTCGAAGGATGGCGAAAAACCGAGACTGCTCAGTGTGTTCAGAGACCCGTGGAGCCATGTGTCGGGACGTAGCACCAGCGGGCGGCGAGGGCAAGAAGGCGCTAGAAGGCCCGTAGAGCGACTAAAGCCACTGGGGTAGGGGTACCCCTAGGGTCGATGGAGATCGTCGCTCAAGCCTGCACTGGAGGGCGTGTTGGAGGGATTGTAGAGCCTTTACGCTTGGGGCCTATGCTCCAGTTCCGCTTGGAGAGGTACTTCAGGGGCACTTTGCATACCCAGGAGGTGATTTTGCCACCATGTGTCGAGGTAGCGACGGCGAGAAGGTTTTCTTCGCCTCCAACCCGCTTGCAAAGCTTGGCGAACTGCACAGCCTTCGTGGTGCTAAAGCAGAAGAAGCCTTCCGAGATGTCCCCGTCGTTGATGAGAATGATTGTTTCGTGGTCGCTCATGAGGGGTGATGTATCCCACCTGTAGGAGGTTTGCCAGAGGGCTGATTCAGGCACTTACGCCATAACTACTTGTAGTGCCTCGACATTCCCTGTCTTCTCTGCCAGCTCTGCCAGAGCTCTGCCAGCCGTTTTTAGAGCGCTGGCAGAGTTATCCACAGGGCTAAGGTGCCAGTATCATTGAGTAAAGAGGCCAACCTGTGGATAACTCTGCCAGAGGTTTTGCCAAAAGCGGGAAAGGCCTTAGTTTTTTTAGGCGTAAATCTTTTTAGTTTGTATCAACTGAATATCGTAGAAAAAAAAGGTACCTTAGTTTGACTTTCAGCTGGCAGCCTGTGGATAACTCAAGCAAAAAAGAGAACAAGTGCAATGATTACTACTGGTTAATCCTGTGGATAACTCTGCCACCCTGGTTGGCAGAGCGCTGGCAGAGCTGGCAGAAAAATCCGTGTAAGTACCTGACGAGAGGTTACCCTCCCCCCCCTAGGTCATGTTTTTATTTCGTTAATCCTGTTGACTCTTTTGCGGTAATCTGTTGACAATTCTCTTGCAAGTAGTTGAAATTAGGTCGTGTTGTGTCAACCAATTACCGCAAAAGTGCCAAAAACGAACCAGTCATCAGGTAGTTACAAAGGCACGTGTCAACGGATTACCGCAAAAGAGTCAACGGATTACCGTGGGAATCTGTTGATACCGAAAGGTTCCCCACGGTAATCCGTTGATACATGGAGGGGGTACCCCCCATAAAAAAAGCCCCCAGGAAGGGGGCTAAAGGTAAATATAGGGAGGGGTCTGATGAATAAAATACCCCCCTCCAATTTTACTCGGAGGGGGGTGGAAAAACGAGCTACCCCCGCCTCCCGGCAAAATGTTGCTCATACTCCCGAGCGGTCGCCGCGATCTCTCGGAGCTCGTGGACCATCCGGTACCAGTCGAACTTCTCGTCCTGTGGCTGTCGGGAAGCATGGTCGGAGATGGCTGCAGCGACAGCCTCAAGCACCTCGGGAATCTCCGCCTTCTTAGCCATCTCTACTAATTCTTTGTACATACATCCTCCGCAATGTCCCACATCAACTGGTTGAGCGAGATCGAACGGTCAATGGCCTTAACCTCCCTTGAGCGTATCGACGTACCGTTTAATCGGTACTGAGGGACGCCCCCCCGGATGATTCGCTCCTGCACCGTGTTAAAGGTGTTCCAGAGCGTCGGCACCCGCTGCTCCTGGCGATGGTTCCAAAGCAGGGCAGTCGGAGCAATTCTATAGTCAGTCCCGCCCCATACCATGTTGATGACCTTCTCAGAGAACTCCAGCCGCTCTCTGTCGTCGAGGGTGATAGCCTTCATCCTGTCAGAAAGATTTATGGCCCTCTCTAGCGACGATGTGACTCTCTGAATCCCTACCCGGATGGTCTCCTCAGTCAAGCCAAGGTGACGAAACCGGACATCCTCAGCGCTCGCACCTACTACGAGCCCATTGGCGCAAATGCGCTCAAAAAGACCCGAGAGGAGCTGGAGACTACTTGTCCCATCGTGACTGTTCTTCAGCATGATGCGTGGAACCGTAGAGCCCATAGAGCCCTCAGCGTCCGTGCGTGTGAGCACGATGCAATGCTGCTGCTTGCCGATGCGCTCTGCCACACGAACCTTCTTCTCCCGGTAGTCCGTCGGCACCCAGCCGTCGGCCCTAAAAGTCTCGAGGATGTCAGCCGTTGAGACCATCGAGTACTCGTCACTCAGGTTGGCGTAAGGGGTGGAGGCCCTTACGGTCTCCTTCTGGCTTAGGTCCATAAAATTCACTAGGTTCATAATTGCCTCCAAAAATATAGGGTTACTCTTCGTCCTCAAGGCCCTCGTCACTTTCGTCTTCGAGGTGGCACTCAACGTCGATAGCTCTCAGGTACACGAGGTCTTCAAGCGCCTCTGCTACGATGCGCTCAGCGGCCTCTTCGATGCTCTCGCCTTCGTTGACCTCCAGGGGGTGGGACTGTGCGTACTCCCACGGCTCCATCGGCTGTAGGCCCTCAAGGCGCTCGTAGAGCCCGGAGGACGCCATCTCCCACAGGAATGCCTCGGACTCCTTGTCGCCATCGAGAACACCCTGGAGAGCGTCCTCAACGCCTGGAAATGCGAAGAGCTGGTCGATGCCGTTAACCGTCAGGCATGGGTCAACGGGGAAGGTTTTAAGCCCCTCTGGGAGGCATACGCCTCCGTCAGGCAAGGTGGCGAGAAAGGCCTCGCCGTTTGTCATGTCCACGGTCAGCATAACCGGACGTGGCATGTCGCCGTCCCAGCATAGGTAGGGAGCGAGCTCCCGCGATCGTCTGTAGTCTCTGTCTATCTTTAGTCTCATAGTTGCCTCCTATAGCCTTGTGTAAAGTCCTGTCACGCTCGTGAAGAGCGACTGCAGCTGGTCCCAGTAAACGCCGTTGTACTCCTGCACTACCTTCACGTTCCCGGCACGGACGAGCGAGAACCGCATGTCGTATTCGTCAGCTGGCGTGAGGGTAATCTCCACCACGTTCGCTTTGCGGCACGGGAGACGGAACCTCAATCCCTTGCCCGTCGATACGAACGCTCGAGCGCCCGTCATGACGACGAAGCGCCCTCCACCCAACTGCTCAAAGATTGTCTGTGCGATTGTCATGGCCTTACGCCTCCTCTACTGCGATGATGACGTAGGGGCTTGATGCTGCGCCGCATGGCTTCTTGCATACGAACCCAACCTTGAATTGAACAGAGGTTACTTCAGTGTGCGTAAGTCTCTTGAGACTTCCACCGATGAAGAGCCGAGTTACCTTGTAAAGTTTCTTTGTCATACTTGCCTCCTAAAATTGCTTGAGAGCGTCACGTCACTCTCTAGCGTGGGTCGACCTTCTCACACCTCCATTAGCGTGTCAACGGAATAAGAAGACTTTTTAACTCCGTCCGGTCTCATTGCGTACTCCACCTTCTGGATGCACCAGATAGTGAAAAGGATTGCGGTGATGGTACACATAACGATGTTTGCTGTTCTCATAGTTGCCTCCTAGTCATTAACTGCCCACACACCCACTATCGAGCGTGTGGGCTAAAACCTTTACTGCTTTTGCGCGATCGGTCGTGAAAAGTAGCCGTGCTTCGGATCTTTGTCGGACGGCTCAAGAGTCGCCTTAAAGGTCACTACAGCGCCCTTCTCGGCCTCAAGCCCTGACGGCACCGTGCCGTAAACCGTGTAGCCGTCAGGGGTCTTCACGAGCATCTTAAGAACGCTCCCGTACACGCCGTCCGACATCTTGGTCGAAAGAACCGTGCCTGTAATGACCATACGACCCTTTGGGCAGTCGAGCGCTGCAGCCTTCTCCGCAGCTCGCTTCGCTGCTATCTCGGCCCGTGAGTTGATGGTCATTATGAGCTTACGCAAAAACGCTTCCTGCTTCTCTGAGAGGCCTCCGTACTTCACAAGGTTGCGAACCATGTCAGTGACCGTGTTCTCCTCGTAAAGGTCCGGCTTGCCTTTCGTGTTGTACAACTCCCACGCTTGAGATAGTCCCAAGTCGGAAAGGATAAGTTGAGCCTTGCGCTTCCCCGCAACTGCTTTCCGAGCGTTGGATACAGAGCGACGAGCTGAAGCGAACGCTGCGGCACACGCCTTGTGCATCTTGCCCGTGCAGAGCTCGCCAATGCGAATATATTCGTTGGCGAACTGGTGATGGAATACAGCAAGGTATTGAGCGGTAGCTCCGCAGCACTGGCACGTTCCGCCGTGCTCGTGAGTAGCCCAGCGCCCACCGCTCTGATTCATGTGGGCTTGGATCTTTTCACGCTCGAGTCTGAGCATAAAAGCACCGCCAACTTCGGTCTCTTCCTGTGGGTCATACCAGATGCCCACGAAATCGTAGTCTTGCGGCTGAATTGCAGATGGTCGATGAATGTCTGTGCGAACGGGTGTCATATTGGCCTCCAAGAAAACGAGAGTGTCACGCCACTCTCTACTGCTATGATTACACTGTAACGATAAAAGGTGTCAACTATCTTAGATTGTCTTTTTGTTTCTGAAAATTTGCCAGGAAATTCAAATGCCTCCCAAAATATAGGGACTTTTTTCTGGGAGCTTGACCCCCCTAGACTTTTTTCTCCGGCGTGGGTATTTTTTACAAACCTTCTCCGCAAGATTTGCGAGGCCTACGCAAAAAAGTCATAGTCAGCTACGCAAAAAGTGCATAGCGGTTTTCAACCGGATCTTTGATCGTACCATAAAAACCGGACTGTGTCAACGGACTAAAAACATTTTCTCCAACTTTTTTTCTAGCCTTTTTCTATACCATACAACGGACCACTCCCGGCGTATGGGAGCGCTCCGGACCACTCCCGGCGTATGGGAGCGCTCCGGACCACTCCCGGCGTATGGGAGCGCTCCGGACCACTCCCGGCGTATGGGAGCGCTCCGGACCACTCCCGGCGTATGGAAGCGCTCCGGACCACTCCCGGCGTATGGGAGCGCTCCGGACCACTCCCGGCGTATGGGAGCGCTCCCATAC